TATGCCTGATCCGTCTGCGGCGATAACAATGTTACCGTTACTTGCTGACACGATGCTCTGTCCGTTAACATCTAAGTCTCCGCCCAACTGTGGTGTAGTATCTTCTACGACATTTTCAATACCGCCATTGCCTGATGCTGATGTAGCAATAGCAGTCACAGTCCCTGTTCCGTTATCAATTGACCACTTGTCCGTTGATTCAACGTATACTAATCTAGCATTGGTTTCTGACCCTCGATCAACCTCAAGGCCTGATAAGTTACCGGTTACGCCAGCACCCGATTCACCGTCATTGAGGAGTATCAATCTGTCCTGGATGTTGGTGTCAGTTGAGTTGACCGTTGTCTGTGTGCCAGTAACGTTCAGGTTGCCCGTTATGGTAACCGTATGTGTGGTGATGCCAACGTTACCGTCTATGCTACCCGAGGCATCATATGTGTATAAGTTGTAGTCACCTGATAATCTTTTTACTGTCGCCATGTTCCTGTCCTATTTACAACTTATTTATCATCACCTTGAAGTCGTCCATGGACATTTCAGTGAGGTTGTTGAATTTATTTTCCCAGTCGATGGGTTGGCTCTCCGGACCCGTCACCCTGATGAACTGTGGCTTGCGGAACTCTCTGGTTATCTGATTGATCTGATATATCCAATTGCCTGCGAACGTGGCCTTGTCAGTGTTTGCCTTGTAGAATTCCGTGCTACCGTAGACATTGTTTAGTAATCCATCACTGGATCCCAAATCAAATCCGAGGAAGTATATATGGCTATGCCCGTCTATCGCGGCACGGCTGATGGCAACTGGTCCCGAACTCATTCCGTAGTATGGTCTCTCTATTTTGTGTGACTTGCTTTCCGGTAATGGTCTGCGTGTCCAGTGTTTGACACGTTCGGGTATGCCTTCCAACTGTATCTTCTCTGATATGGGCCTGTCGGTTGATATTAATACGTTGGGCATGAATTCTCTGTATATGGCGTTACAGGCATATATGATGCCCTTGCCCACTAGATCCTGTTGTGGATCTACTGCTAATCTACTCTTGCCGTTACCTAATACGAATGCTACTGACATTAAAAATCCCTTCTAACAGTAATTATCAGAAGGGATTCATGACCTAACAAAAATTAGATTGCTGTTAAGCGTAATAGTGACTCAGATGAGTCGTCTGCTACTGTCCATGTATATGAATTACCATCATAGTCAGTTGCCTTATTCGCTGTGAGCTTCTGTAGAGCAACGGCAACGCCTGCTCCTGTTAAACCAACGATAGACACTTCGTTAGCGGCATGTCCAGTGATCTTGTTGACTAATGTACATACGCCTGATAATGTTTCGCCATCATTAGATACTGTAAACTTTCTAGTACCTTTTTGGTTTACGATAAAACCTTCAAAGTCTGTGCCGCTGATGTCAGCACGGCAAGGGATTGTAGGTTGAGTGTTGTCGCCTGTTGCGCCAAAGAATTTTTTATTGAGTGGTCTTCCCATTTTGTTTTCTCCTATAAAGAAGTCCTATGCGGGTTCTATCCGCTACGCTGTCTGGTTAACAGCATAAAACGCACCCTATGTGCGAGCATTACTATTTATATCTTTTGCCAATGTTCAAATACTAGCTCAGCAAACTCTCGGTGCCATTCGTCATTAGGATGTTGCCCGTCCCTTGCGCCTGTACGTGGATCTATACCGAACATCGTGTATTCTCCCGGTCCGTGTACCAACGGGATATCTCTAGATTTACATATCTCAGTGAGAAATGCCACGTTTCTCTGTAAGTTATGATAGGCATATTGTTGATCAATAAACAATCTTGGATATTCCTCTGTATCCATTTGATAATCTCGAAGTTTATCGCCGTCTGGTCCTTCAAATCTAGTTTCAGCAGGCCAACAAACCGCTATAAAGTCCGGTTGTAACACGTCTACGACCTTGTATATTGAACGTACAGAATAGTCTGGGCTCGTACTACTTTGAGCTAAATTCCATACTGTTACGTTTGAATTTACAGTCCCTTGTTCAAATATATTTTTAAGCTGTCTAGGCCAAATTTTGTCATATTCAGTGCCTACTCCTACTGTTAGGCTACAACCTGACACTAATATGTTAAAGTCGGTACGTTGTTCAAAACTGTCAGAGCGGAATCCGTACTCATTAAAATGATATGTGATTGGTCTGTCGTCGATGGCATTCTCAGGCATATCTGTATCCACCCAATCATAGACCCTGTTGGGCTCATATTTTGAATAGAACAATTCTTGTTTCCAAGCATCAGAATAGGAACTAGTAAAACTTTTAAAAGGTAGTTTACTCATCTAATCTTCTCTTTATCTCTTCTCTCACATCAATGATAAATTTATCTGATTGACACACTTCTCTATTATGTTCGGTTACTGCTTTCATCTCTTCCATATAATTTATCTTGTTTTCGGTTGATAATGAATTAAATGATGCCAATGTGTTAACAATGGCTTGTATTCTTTTCTCAGGATCATGTATGGCATCGTATTCCTCACTCCACCAACGATCAAAGGTCTTGAACCCTATGTCACGCAGGGCCTGTAGATACCCAGGAGCACCGAACATGAAGAAGGGCTTTCCTGATATCAGTGGTTTGCTGATCTTTTCACTGACACAGAAACCTCCATATTGTGTTTCTGTTTCTGCGACCAATGACACATAGGTGGCATCATAAACCCTTTGGGGTATGATCTGGCTGAGATATCTTGATTGTCCAAACCCGCAGTCATCCGTAGGCACCATGGTTTCAAATATTTTCTCTCCGTCATTGCTTGTTGCCTTGCCCATGAAATCCGGATCATCCAATTCATCCAATGCTAGTGATCTATGCCCTGGTCTCTCATCATTTAAAAAACGGGGTTTGAGATTGACCAAACAATCTTCCAGCAAGCCTTGATTTTCCATCTCGATGACTATAATGTTTCTATAATTTGTTTTCGCCTGACTCATTCCTCCCAACAGGGCATCTGCTAGAAATTTCTTCTCTCCAATGGTATATCTGAATTCATTATTGACCCTAAGAGTCTCTTTGAGGAAACTTGGATAGAAGATGGTGGGGAAAGGCCAATGTTGATTATCAATCTCACCTACCAGGAATATGTTGTTGGGTCTCATTGACCTGATTGTATCAAATGCTCCATCTGTTGCCTGGTCTCTGTCGGGTTCGGTATTGATGAATACAGTTAACACGTCCGATGACAGCATAGTATCATTATGGCAGGGTTGAATGTCAACATCGTGATCCTCATGCCATTCCACCTTGACGAACCCATCTACTAATTTAGATAGTTCCGGCAGAATGTCAAACTCGTCTTTGATCCGTATCATAGTCATATTTAACAGATAAAAAAAGAGGACTCCGAAAAGTCCTCTTTAGTGTGTAACGTCTTAACGACAGTTCTATCTTAGCTGAATGATAAGTTAGAAACTGCGATCTCGCCAACGTAGTCACCAGCATTACCAAAAGATGATGCAGTGTTTGTTAATTCTACGTAGCCATATCGTGTTAAGAATGAAACTACTGGTTCAAATGTACCTGGATCTAGAACAACACCAGATGACATTAATGGAACGTATGGGCAATAGAAAGCCGCCGCATCTGATTCGCTTGAACCTTTGTAACCTACCAATACTGCTGTTGTGTCTGAAGCATATGAGTCAACATAAACTCTCATAGCACCGTTTAATGTGCCAACGAATTTAGTGTTTGTTGGTGCTTCAAATGTACCTTCAGTTGATCTTGCGAACGCTGAAGTTGTAGCAGATTGTAATACTGTTAATGCCGCTGGAGATACAACAGCCCAGTTACCAGCACCGCGACGTGTACGCTGTGCGATCAAGTTAGCAGTTCTGTTAATTAAAACAGCAAGTGCCGCATGCTCGTCACCAACGAATGTAGCAGTACCAGAAACAGCCGCCTGGTTGTATGTGAACTCTGTAGCCGCTAATGAACGTAAAGATGCTAGGATCTCTTGGTCGATTTCAGCAGTAATTTCTTGTGCTAAAGCCGCCATGATCTCTGCTTCTACGTCGATGCCGTGCATTGCTTGAGCATCTTGAGCCGCTTCAAATGTCCAACGTGCTTGTAATTTACGTGTTTTTGCTTCAACAGCCTGTTTCAAGATCTGTACGGAAATCTTACGACCGCCTGAACCTTCTTTAGCCGCTGTCACATCTGCTTTACCGGCAGTGCCGTCACCAGAATATGCAGTAGCGATCTTGAATGGTGATAATGCTTCATCACCTGCTGTTACGTCGTTAGCAGTACCTGTTGCGTTGTTAGTTTCTGCATAACGTACTCTTAATGTATGGATCTGACCAACTGGGCCTGTCATTGGTTGTACACCAACGATCTCGTTAGCGATAACTGTTGGCATCACACGTCTGATCACTGGAAGGATCACACGGTTTAATGTAGCAACGTTACCTGCTGTCGTAGTACCAGCGGCTGATGTCTCCATCAAGTGCCTTTTTGTGTTTTCTAAAACGACGCCCATAGCGTTTCGTTTGTTGCCTTGGAGCCCTTCTAATAAGGCTTCTTTCGTTTCACCCCAACGGCTTTCAAGTAGTTCTTGTGACATATCTTTCTCCTAATGTCTTAAGATTATAGTCCTGCCAATTTACGTAGGTTGATCATGTTGCTGTCCTCCTGCGTTTCCTGTGGCACGGCTTTATCCCCAGTAACTTCCTTAACAGATTCTGTTAGTGTCGTTTTCTTAGACTTCACTACGTTCTCGTTAAGCACCGCTGGGAGATACTTGTTAAAGGCCTTGTCCAAGTTTTTAGTTTGAACGCCCTCTAATAAATTACGCATAACCTCTGCCTTCTCATCATTCAATGTTTCAAGCAGTTCATCCAGTTTAGCATTACGCTCACTGGATTCTTGGATCATGCGAATGTCTCTTTCTTTGGCTTCGACCAACGCTTTGGTTTCGTCGATTGCCTTGGTTGATTCTTCTAATTGCTGGTCTTTCTCTTCGATGATGCCCATTAACTTGCGAATCTCAGCGTTCTCATTTAAGTGAGTACCTGCGAATTCACCGGCAAATGCTTCGAAGATTTTTCTACCAAAACTGTTCTCACGAGCAACTTTGATATCTTCCTGCAACTGAGAAAGTTCTGCTTTCAAGTGCGTGGCAACCGCAGTTGACATCTTCTCGCTTGATTCCTTGACGAACTTAGTTTTAAGTTCCTCTAGTTTCTCACGAGCCTCTGCAACAAGTTTAACTTTAGCCTCTACGACGTCCTGTTTATCCTGTGCAAATTCTTTGATCTCTTCTGCTAATGCTTTGACAACGAACTGCTCCAATTTCTCAATAGTAGCACCTTGTGTCTTGCGGTCTTCACGAAGATCCTTGATCTCCTCAGCAAGTTTAGTAACCATAAAGTTATTAAATTTTTCTGCTGATTCCTTCATCTTGCTAACTTGGTTAACACGATCTTCTGCTAATTTGGCTTTTTCTTCCTTCATTTCAGCCATTTCAGTTTCGAGACTTTCTGTTACCATGCGATCGATTGCTTCAACCATTGTTTGCTTGTCGTGTTCATACTTCTGGGCAAATTCCTCACGGATCTCTGCCTTGACTTGATCGCGAACTTCGTTTAACTTGGCTTCCCACGCTTCGTTGATTTCGTTGCGTGTGTCCTCATTAACTAAATCGCTATCGAGCAATGGTTTAATAACATCTAGCATGCCATTCTCCTATAATTTGAGATCTTTGATGAGCTTCATAACTTCACTCTTCAAATATCT